CACCCCTCGTGGTTCTTTTACAGGACCCTTTCGGGTAGAACCTTTAACAACAATATGTAGTTAACAAAAATGTTTAGAATTCCTTCTTCTAAACTTCGCTCAGTAGTCCAACTCTAACAGCGTACCAGTCATGGAACTGTTCTTCATGATCAAAAGATCACGCATAACAGAGTCATAAATGGTTCGTTGTAGGTTGTTCCCCGCAGCGATTCAAGTCCAAACCAAATCATTGCCCTCCTCAAACTTCTCTCGTGTGAGGTGGTTAGCAGGATCCCTGATATGCACCGAAAGGCGCATGAGATTCTGCAATGCAGCATAAATAGCGGTCGAACGAGAGGCACTCTCATCACCACCGCTGTTCACGCCAGATCTGGCTTTGGTCTCGTTGTTCCTGTCGCGCAGTGCTTGCAAACTGCGAACATTCAACAGGAGCTGATCAACTTCTCCAGTCTCAGCAACAAAACGTCGCCGTTCCGGGAAGCGCGTCTGCTCTGCAGCCGGTAAGCGCTTAAACGCAGAATTAATCTTCGCCAAAGCGGCCGACCTGTTTTTCACAACAGTCCAATCGATTTTCAACGCCTCATCAATCGCATCGTTGAGATCCACCACGTCCGCATACCTCTCCAATGCGTACGGTGCGTAACGATCAAACGTATTGTATGGCATGATCTAAGAAACTTTAATTATGCACTTCATTGGGCTCGTAAAGCCCTCTGTACTTAGAAAAATCTTTAGACAGCTCATAGAGCGCGCACATTGCGTGCGTCATGTCCACATCCGTGTTGTACCTCTGTTTGACCATGGTGGCTAGACTTTCGTAAAAAGAAAAGTCATCGTAGGTCGAAAAAAGGTCTCCAAATGAAACCCAATGTTCTTCGAGGTCTTTACATTCCTCAGAGAATTTGATAGGTTTGCCCAAACGCTCGATCCTCTTAAGAGGGTCGACCATTGCCAAAAATCTCTCGCCGTTATTCGCAAAGAAATACGAGCAAAAGAAACCATGATTCGTGTTAATCACCTTACCCTTCAAATTGAAAAAATAAGATAACTGCCGAACGCCCTCTTCCATCTGGAAAGTGTTCTTCGAAAAAATAAACGAATCATCGCCAACAAAATAACTAGCTTCTGATCCTTTCAGATCAAAAACCGTAGCCATTGCAGCCATTGAAATCAAAGTATTGCCAAAACAAGTCATCGCATCACCTGTCTTGCGTTGGTAAACAAAATAACACTTAATCCCATTTGCAAAATTAATCGCTGTGGAACTCTCGTGACCATCTCCCCAAACCGCGAGCAATTCCTTGTCCAAACCCAATTTTTCAAGAAAATACATCTCCACTTCGAAACATTCTCTAGTCTGGCTCTTGTCGAATTTTTCTTGATCAATTTCGAGCATAGTGTATTTCTCTCTCGGGTCCAAATAGCAGTTTAGATGAGAATTTAGATGATCAATATTCTTCCGAAGATGGCAATAGACATCCGGTCTCAAAAGCGACGAAAATCGCTCAAAAAGCTGCTTAAAAATCGGACTAAAAAGTGCGTTGACTCTCTTCTTATGAACGACAAGGTTCTGCAACCCTGCGTATTCAAAAGGAGCCATCGTTTCCAGTTTGTTTTTTTGGTTCTGGCTTAATCAACATTTCGTAGAAAGCCACTTCCCAAGGTTCAACTGGTTCGTCCGGTCGTTCAATCATACCCAATTTCCTCTTTTTCAGGTCAGCAAGCCAATTAGCAATAGACCCGACTTCAGATGAAACCGGTTCGCGTTCGAACATTGAAATGCGTGCCTTAGCATCAGGCAAGCAATAAGCGTCCAAGAAGCGTTCAAATGAATACTCCTTAAGGGCGTCAAGATTTGAAACCCTACTGTTATCAGGAGTGTTGAAATTCCGCTTCACCAATGTGAGGAGATTCTGACGAAACGTCCTCGGTCTAGATAATGGTTGACCAGTTCTCAAGACTGGGTACTGATCATTCTTTTCAAGATATGTGCGTGCAACGTTAACATGTGTTTTTGAAAAATCCACTGTCATCTTCTGCACAGATAGCTCCAAATCAGAGTGTTCTAATTCGTAAGCATCAAACTTTTGATTTTCCGTCGAACCAAAAGGTAATATAGCATCGTATGTGTCTTGCAACACGACGACCGCATCGTTGACGCCTGGCGGCGGTATTTTTGCCAGGGTTATTGAAAATCCTGTGAAATGTAACTGTCCTCCACACTCGGCGCTTTGACAATCGAATTCTGGCCTTTTGTCAAGGCCTGCTTCACATTTTCTTCATCAATCAGAGCTGCAACTTTATCTCCACCCCGAGAATTCGTGGTACAGTAAAGAAACTCTTTAGTGTGTCGACTCAAAGCCACCAAGGAATGTTCCTTGCTGGTGTACAGACTGAGCTGATTACTGTCGTTTCGGACAAGGCAAACTTTCTCAAACGTCTTGCCCTGAACTTCGTGAATCGTCAATGTGTTAGCCCGCCCCTTGCGAATCAACTCCTTCTTTTCATTCTGCGTCCAAGTCAGGAATTGATATCCATCCTTAGGCACTTCTCCCAAATTGCGCACCTTCTTCAAATTGAGCGAGCGCTCGATTTTTGAAAGCGACAAAAAACCGTTTTCGTAAAAACAACTCAATACAGCTGCCACATCCATAGGACATCGCCGGCTGACAGAATTATTTTCAACATTTTGGAAACCAGAGTATCTTTCTTCAGTGAGGTTGAACCCCGTCACTCTACTGATGAAAGGAATCTGGTTCCTGTCCCCGTAGACAAATAATTCCGTACACAACGTATAGTCGCGAACGATATCAATTTCCCCGGGACAAAGCATGAGACCCTCGTCTAACCAAACTCTCGAAAAACTTTTCCGCGAGTTCAAGATGTAAGAGTCTACAGTCATGACACTGCAATCCTTCCCAAGCGCTTCGATTCTCTTCTTGATGTCTTCTTTCGTTTCCCTACCTACAGTCAAAATCAAATCAGAGTCTTGAGCTCGTTGCGTGATATCATAGGTCTTACCACAACCCGGTACGCCCTCGACCAAGGTCACAGTGCAACGCGTGTTGAATGGTACTTTTTCGTCAAGCACCTGTAACTTGTGTTCGCACTGCAGGAGACGCGTGTTTTTATCAACATAGGCAAAATCATGCCTCGTGTCGAAATGGTAATGCCATTTGCCGTCCGCGAAGGTAGATTCAATATCAACCATCCCGTCCAGTGTGTATGCAGCCTTGAACTCTCCAGATTTTTCAG